CTCCATCAGCTACACAATTCCACAAGTCGTCTGCCCAGCAAACGGCTACGCAATCGGATCACTCCAGGACTACATGGGCCTTCCGACCGTCGGCCAAGTCACAGCAACAAAAACCGTCAGCCACTCCGCGCTCTTCGCGCGCGCCTACAACCTCATATGGAACGAATGGTTCCGCGATGAAAACATCCAAGACTCGGTCACTGTGGACACTGGTGATGGACCAGATACGTATTCAAACTATGTACTGCTCCGCCGAGGAAAACGACACGATTACTTTACTAGCGCCCTACCATGGCCGCAAAAAGGAGGCACAGCAGTCTCGATACCAATCGGTACCTCCGCACCGGTCCGTCTAGACAGCAACGCCACCGGCGCCGCGAATCGCATGAGCGTTCAGTCGCCCGACAACTCGTGGAAAGGATTTGCGACGGACGCTCTTGGTAATAACGTCTATCCGCAGGGTGGCGGGAGCTCGGGTCAGCCGCATTTGTTTGCTGACCTTTCCGCGGCTACAGCGGCGACGATCAATCAGCTGAGGCAATCGTTCCAGATTCAGAAGCTGCTCGAACGTGATGCTCGCGGAGGCACACGTTATACGGAAATCGTGCGAGCTCACTTCGGCGTGGTGTCGCCTGATGCTCGACTCCAAAGGCCTGAATACCTGGGAGGCGGAAGCTCTCCCATAAATGTCAACCCTATTGCACAAACATCCGGGACTTCCGCTAGCGGGACTACAACGCCGCTCGGCACCCTAGCGGCAATGGGTACAGCACTTGCAAACAACCACGGATTCACTCAAGCATTTACCGAGCATGGAATGATCATAGGCCTGGTCAACATCCGCGCCGACCTAAGCTACCAACAAGGCCTCAGAAAAATGTGGTCCCGCCTCACACGCTACGACTTCTACTTCCCTGCCTTCGCCATGCTCGGCGAACAAGCAGTCGCAAGCAAAGAAATCTACTGCACAGGCGACACACAAGACGACGACGTCTTCGGATACCAGGAACGCTGGGCCGAATACAGATACCAACCCGCAATGATCACAAGCCTCTTCCGCAGCACCGCCGCCGGAACAATCGACGCCTGGCACGCAGCACAAAAATTCACAGCACGGCCAACACTCAACAGCGCCTTCATCCAGGACACGCCACCAATATCGAGAATCGTCGCAGTAGGCGCGGGCGCAAACGGCCAACAGTTCCTCTTCGACAGCTTCTTCCAGATCCGCGCCGTGCGCCCGATGCCCCTCTACAGCGTGCCTGGACTCATCGACCACTTCTAACCACAAACAACTATCCAATGGACAACGATTACAACGACCGGGAAATGTTCGCCTGGGATGTCTACTTCGCAAACATCGTCGCTATACGACTACATCCACGCAACGATGCCCAAGACCCATACGACATCATTTCCTTTGCCGCGCACATCGCCGACAAAATGATCGACTGCAGGAGGCAACGATGCCAGCATGGGTAGCAGGAGCAGCAACACTAGGCAGCGCCGCCCTGGGATTCATGGGCCAATCCAGCGCCAACAAGGCCAGCGCCAAAGCAGCCAAACAACAAATGCGCTTCCAAGAGCGCATGAGCAACACGGCCTACCAACGCGCCGTCGCTGACCTCAAAGCAGCAGACCTCAACCCCATGCTCGCCTACCAACAAGGCGGCGCATCAACACCAGGAGGAGCACAACCAGCCGTCATAGGCAACAAATTCGCAGCCGCCGCACAAAACGCAACATCCGCAGCATCCACAATGCAGACACACGCAACAACCGAAAACGTCAAAGCCCAAACCGACAAAACAATCGCCGAGCAAGACCTCGTCAGAGCCAGCACCATACGAGAGCTCTCCAGCGCGGGCCACCTGGACGCCGTGAAAGACAACATCCGCCAGGAGATGCAAACCTTCCAGGACCGCTGGGAAGTCCTACGCAACGAGCTCGGCCTCAAACGCAACGAATACATCTCCTCAGAAGCAGTCCGCTCCGACTTCGAAAGACGCGGAGGCCACGGAAAAGCAATGTTCGTGCAGTACGAAGAAATGGCTGCACGCGCCAGAAAATACGTCAACGAGGCAAGACTACTCGGTCTCAAAGTACCCGAGGCCGTACGCGAAGCCGCCTTCTTCAACTCACCCGAAGGCGAAACAGCAATGTACTTCCGACACGGACCAAAATCACTCACAAGCGCCGGCATGGGAGCGCTCGGCAAAATGAGCGCAGACTTCCGCGACATGACTAGCGCCGGCTCCGAAGCCTTCCGCCTACGCTACCAACCGCAAACCACCTCGAGGTAACCATGCACAAACCACCCTTCGTAAGAAGCCCCTACAACTACGACACCAACAAGGCCAGCGACGAATCCGGCCTGGACACCGGAACCGAAGGAGGCGCCAAACAATCCTTCAAAGAAGAGTGCGACATCAACACCATCGTGAAACGCTTCGGACTCGGCTACGAACTCCCAACGGACGGCATCCGCATGCCAACCTACGGAGACTTCACCGGCATCAACAACTTCCACGACGCCATGAACGTCGTGGCACAAAACGCCGAACAATTCGAGCTGCTACCAGCAGAGCTCCGCGCACGCTTCGACAACCAGCCAGGCAAATTCGTGGACTTCTGCCTGGACGAAAACAACAGGCCCGAGATCCGCAAGCTCGGCCTCCTATCCAAGGAAGCAATGGAGCGCGACGACGCGGCCGCAGCAGCCGCCGAGGACTCAAGAGCAGCAACACGCGCCGAAAAGCGCGCCAAGGACGCCCAAACAGCGCCTAGCCCCAAGGCCAAGGACGACCAAAAGCCGTAATATTCTCGGGGGCTAAAGCCCCCGAGATCTGATTAATAAAGGCAAACCACTGAATATAAAGAAAATTCAGCAGGACACCGCAAAACGGTGTCACCTAGCACAGTTACATCAAGTAGTTATACTGTGCACCACCGCGCACGCGCGTAAATCGCGCACGCGCGAAACAACCTAAAAACCGCTTGACAAGGAGAAAACGATGCGACCACTCAAACGCAAACCGGTCAACAAACACGCTTCCGCGGGACAATTCCGCGGACAAACACGCAAGACCAGGCGAATCAACATCGCCGGACCAATGCGAGGCGGAATCCGCCTCTAGCACGTGCCGTGCTACAAACCCTGGAGCGCCTTCCTCACACCGAGTGGCCAGCTCGTACACAACGAGCGACGCCAACACGGCGACTCCAGGCCAATCACTCTCGCCTGCGGCCAATGCATAGGCTGCCGCCTCGAGCGATCCCGACAATGGGCCATCCGATGCATGCACGAGGCCCAAATGCACGAAGCCAACTGCTTCGTAACACTCACCTACGACGACCAACACCTGGTCAACAGACACGGCCTCAACTACCGTGACTTCCAGCTCTTCATGAAGCGGCTACGAAAAAAATTCACAGGACAAAAAGTCCGCTTCTACATGTGCGGCGAATACGGCGAAACATTCAGCCGACCGCACTTCCACGCATGCCTCTTCGGCATCGACTTCCCAGACAAAGAACCAATCTCAAAGCTCGCCAGCCAGGCGAAGCTCTACAACAGCGCGACGCTCACTACCCTGTGGCCTCATGGCTATAGCAGCGTCGGGGCGGTGACCTTCCAGTCCGCCGCCTACGTCGCAAGGTATGTCATGAAAAAAATCACAGGGGACCGCGCGACCGCTCACTACACCGTCATCGACGAACACGGCGAAATCCACCAAAAAACACCCGAGTTCTGCCACATGTCACTCAAGCCAGGCATCGGCCACAGCTGGCTACAACGCTACCACTCCGACGTATACCCTTCCGACCAGGTAATCGCACAGGGACACCCGAGCAAGCCACCACGCTACTACGACAAACAACTCAACAAAACCGATCCGGCCCTACTGGCCGAAATCAAAACACAACGCGAATTCAAACAATACCCACACAGAGGAGACAACACCGACCAACGACTCCGCGCAAAAGAACTCGTAACACTCGCAAAGACAAACCAACTCAAACGCACAATCTCTTAAAGGACTGGAAACCATGCAACGCCAAATCTGTGCAGTACACGACCGCGCACTCGATGCCTTCGGACAACCCTTCTTCGTCCCCGCGATCGGCGCAGCGATCCGCTCATTCCAAGACGAAATCAACAACGCCCAGGGCGACATGCACAAACACCCCGAGGACTACGACCTCTACCAGCTCGGGGTATACGAAGACACCACCGGCAAAATCATTCCCCTCGACGAACCAAAACAACTCGCAATAGGCAAACAACTCCTCACCAAATAGGAGCTCCACATGCACCGGAACAAAAGCGTCGACGTACACCAATTCGCAATGGTCCCGAAGGCCGAGATACCACGCTCGTCCTTCAACATCGAGACGACACACAAAACCGCCTTCGACGGCGGCTACCTCGTACCGGTCTACCTAACCGAAGTCCTGCCGGGAGACAGCTTCAAGCTCAACATGACAGCGTTCGCACGCCTAGCAACGCCAATTTTCCCGCTCATGGACAATCTCCACCTGGACAGCTTCTTCTTTTTCGTACCAAACCGCCTGGTATGGTCCAACTGGAAAAAATTCATGGGCGAACAAGCAACGCCCGCAAGCTCCATCAGCTACACAATTCCACAAGTCGTCTGCCCAGCAAACGGCTACGCAATCGGATCACTCCAGGACTACATGGGCCTTCCGACCGTCGGCCAAGTCACAGCAA